AGAGAAGATTTTCAGAACTTAATGCAGCAATGTATGACACAGGCATGATTGAACAAATGAAAATGCTTGGATATACATCACAAGAAGCATCAGAGTTTATGGCTGAAAACCTACAAATGACTATGAGATCCGCTAGACTGTCAGGTATGACAGACGAGCAAGCAGTAGAACACACCGCAAACCTTGCTAAAAACATGCAGACACTGGCAAAACTTTCTGGCAAAGACGTACAACAAATGCGTGACGAATCTATTGCTAGACAGCGTGATGGAGCGACCAACGCTGCTTTAAGATTAATGGAAATGAAAGGTGCTAAAGGAGCAACAAAAAATTTCCAAAGCATTGTGTCGATGACTGGAGACTTGCCTAAGGCTGCGCAGGATTTGATCAAAGACGTTATACAGTTGAACAATCCATTAACCAAAGCTACTCAAGGTTTTGGGGCTGTTAATGGTGAAGCTTTGACCATTGCTAAACAACTTAGAAAAGCTGTACAAGCAGATGATGCTGCAGAAGTTGAACGATTAACTAAAGAATATTCAGCCGCTGTTAAAGGCCAAGCAGGTTCAATGCAAGGTGCATATATTGCTTCTCTAGGACAAGTAAGTGACATTGGCGCAGAAATGGCTGACGTATTCCAAGAACTGAAACCTCAAATTGATGCACTAGATGGTATACTAGACGTACAAGCAGGACAGTTCAAAACAGCAGGAGAACTAGCAACAGCATATCTAGAAAATTTGAAAAAGATAGAAGCAGGAGTGAAAGCGCAGGCTGATACAACTGATACTACACCAGGTCAATCAGCTATAAATTTCCTTAATGAAGGTCAGATTACTCTTGCAACCAATGTTGGTACAGTAAATGAAGCTATTGGTAATCAAATTAGTTCAAATACTTCACTTACAAAAGCATTTAATACTGGAGCAAATTTAATAGACGCTATTCCAAAAGAATTTGAAGAAAGATTAACAAAATTCATGTCTTTATTTCCTGGTATGGATGATAAAGAAATACTTTCCTTCTTAGAATCTAATGTAGGTAAAAAAGTTGAAACAAGCACAGGTGAAATGGTCACCGTGACACAACAAATGGTCGATGAATTCAAAAAATACAGTGATCCAAGCACAAGTGCAGCTGACCAAGAAACTGCATTTCAATCATTGAAAAATGGTGGACTATTTGACGAATCAGGAAACCTAAAAGTCAGTGTTATGAAAATAGCAGAAAATGCTAGAGGTGGTTCTGAAAGCACACTTGAAACTGAAAAAGAAGCAGAAGGACTTATAAGCAAAATACTAGGAGCCTTAAACCCATTCAATGCAGGTACGCTTGGCTCCACTGGAAGTTTGTTTACGGATTTTGGAAGTGGAAGCGCAGCTCTATTGCATGGTTTAGAAGCTGTTGTACCAAAAGACAGTCCACAAGGACAATTATTAAGTGCATTTCCTAATGGATTAGGTGATGTAAGTTCAAATTTACAAAATTTAGGTGCTAAATTTGATCCTGCATTAATGACAGAAACTCAAAAAGAACTTATGGCCAAGGTAAATGCGCCACCAAATGTCAGTAGAACAGGTGAAACATCAGAAAATTCACTTGACAACCTGAACCAAACCATGCTACAATTAGTAGAAATAAATAGAAAAGCATTATCAATTGCTAACAGACAACTAAATGCAACTAAAGGCTTAGATGGCAATGTGATGAGCAGTGTAGGATTATAGAATGAGCTGGAAAAAATATTTTACTCCTGTACCAACAGGAGACAACACATCAGGAAGTTATAGTCCTATCAATGGAGCCAATGCAGCTTCAAGACCAGGTCCTGCAAGATCTAATTATTCAAGCTACTTACCAGATGTTTATGTTGGTACGCCTAATCGTGTTGAACGTTATGGTCAATACAACACAATGGATCTTGATTCAGAAGTAAATGCGGCACTTGACATTCTAGCAGAATTTTGCACACAGAAAAACAAAAAGAACGACACACATTTTGAATTTAAATTTAAAAAATCTGCTACTAATTCAGAAATACAAATTTTAGGTCAATATCTACAACAATGGTATAAGATTAATAATTTTGAAAATAGAATGTTTCGTATTTTTCGTAATGTATTTAAATACGGAGATGGATTTTTCTTAAGAGATCCAGAAACTAAAAAATTATATCATGTTGATCCTGCAAAAGTAAACAGAATTATTGTAAATGAATCAGAAGGTAAAACTCCTGAACAATATATTGTAAAAGATGTTCAATTTAATTTTAAAGAATTAGTTGCAACCAAACCTCATCAAACAAATGGAAACATCACAGGTGGTGGTAGTGGTTACTATGAAGGTGGTGTTCGTGGAATGGTTGGAAATTATCCTAACCAGGCAGGTTCTAGATTTACAATTGAAGATGGCGAAGTTGCTGTAGATGCCAAACACATGTTTCATTTAAGTTTATCGGAAGGTTTAGACAACAACTTTCCGTTTGGTAACAGTCTATTAGAAACTATTTTTAAAGTATATAAACAAAAAGAACTACTAGAAGATGCAATAATTATCTATCGTGTTCAACGTGCACCTGAACGTAGAGTTTTTTATGTTGATGTAGGTAACATGCCAAGTCACCTTGCTATGCAATTTGTTGAGCGTGTTAAAACAGAAATACATCAAAGACGTATACCAAGTAAAACAGGTGGTGGAACAAATGTTATTGACAGTGCATACAATCCATTATCAACTAATGAAGATTACTTCTTCCCACAAACAGCAGAAGGTAGAGGATCAAAGGTTGAAACACTACCAGGTGGTACTAACCTAGGAGAAATTGATGATCTTAGATACTTTACTAATAAACTCGTTCGTGGTCTCCGTATACCAAGTTCATACTTACCTACTGGCGCAGACGATAGCCAAGCAAGTTACAACGACGGTAGAGTTGGCACAGCATTTATACAAGAATTAAGATTTAATACCTATTGTGAAAGATTACAGAATCTACTCGTAGAAGAATTTGATCAAGAGTTCAAACGCTATTTGCTAGAAAAAGGCGTAAACATTGATACAGCAATGTTTGATATTAAATTCCAACCACCACAAAACTTTGCAGCCTACAGACAAACAGAACTAGACAATCAACGTATTAGTTCATTTGCACAGGTACAGGCAATTCCATTTATTTCAAATAGATTTGCACTCAAAAGATTCCTTGGATTAAGCGAAGAGGATCTTGCAGAAAATGAGCGCATGTGGAGAGAAGAAAATGATGAAACACTTACACCGCCTCCAGGTGATGCCGCTGGTGAAATGCGCAGTGTAGGAATTTCGAGTGCAGGTATAAGTGCTGACATATCAGGAGCAGAAGACCAAGCAACTGTAGAAGGAGCAGAAGATGGTGGAGAAGGAGCACCTCCAGAATCAGCGGCAGGTGAAGCAGCAGCTACAGAAGCACCAGCCGGCGGCGAAGGCGGCGAAGGCACAATTTAAGAATAAATAACATTATGATACTGAGAGAATTATTTTATTACGACAAAGAAACTATCGAACCTGTTGAAGACAACAGATACGATCCTCAATTTGATCAATCAATCGTAGATCTAGATGATACCCGGAAAACACGTTTGACACTTAGCCAAATCAATCGTGCCCGCAAAGCAAGTGAATTACATACAGAAGAAAAAGCCAAAGAAATAGAATTTGTGCGTCAAATGTATGGTATTGCAGCACAAGCAGGGGCAGCCGGAGTATGATAATTGGCCAAAATAGATAAAGATCAATACACCAAAGAACAATGGCGAATTATAAAAGAACAGCGCCAATATCAAAAACAATTATCTCGTCAGAATAAAGAATCTCAATTTGATCCTATTTCTGAATCGCCAATAAAAAAGGTTAACAATCAATTAGCATTTGTATTAGGTAATGGCACCAGTCGTGGGCCTGTTCAAGTAGAAGATATAGCAAAAATAGGAAAAATTTATGGTTGTAATGCATTGTATAGAACATTTGCTCCTGATTATCTAGTAGCTGTTGATGTTAAAATGATTTTAGAAATTACTAAAACAGGTTATCAAAAAAAACACACTGTATGGACTAATCCAAATAAAGCATATGGTGGCATTCCTAATTTAAATACATTTCAACCTAGCAAAGGTTGGAGTAGTGGTCCTACAGCACTTTGGTTAGCGGCACAACACGGTTATGAAAAAATTTATATATTAGGTTTTGATTACAAAGGACTAGAAAATAAGCATAATAATCTATATTCTGATACTCCTAACTATAAAAAAAGCCAAGACAGTGCTACTTTTTTTGGTAATTGGCTTAGACAAACAAAAAATGTGATACAAGAAAATCCTAACATACAGTTTATAAGAGTTATAGCACCTGATAATTACCAACCAGAGGAACTAAATAAATTTAGTAATTTTAAAACTATTACTGTGGAGGATTTCAAAAAAATCTTCCAGATTTCCTGACAACACGTCAAAATGGCTCGTTTTGAGCCTATTTCTACGCATATTTCTCCCGAAAATGTAAATACTAATGACAGCCTTACCATAGGTATAACATTTATAGGAGAAAAAAATGGCGGATAAAGCTAAATTTGAAGAGATGCTTGAGCATCTTGTAAACAACGACCGCGAAAAAGCGGAAGAATTATTCCACGAAATTGTAGTAGA